CGTACCAGTTGGGATTATTTCGCGCAAAGTCACGTCAGCGTTTGTGATCGCTGCGGTAAAGTAATAAGTGCCTGCTCTAACTACTGTGACTGTCGCGGAAAAGGGTGACGGTAGACCCGCGACAATTATGGATTGACCAGCGACAAAATGATGTTCGCGCTCGGTGTAGTAAAACGCCTCATTGTTACTTAGCTTGTAAGCATTTACGGCAGATGTATTAGCCACCAGCATTGGCAGGATGACCGCCTCAGCCGTGTTAATTATTTCGTTTAGATATGAGTCACTATACAAAGAGACGCTCACGCCCAACACGGTACGCAATTGTGATGCGGTAACTATGCTGGGCATGAGCGCTCCTTTCGTTCGACTGAGGTGGCGCGGGAGCGCACCACCCCATGATTAGGGTTTGTTAGGCCTTGTTATTCTTAAATGCGCCCGCTGCAATCTTTGTTGCCAGCGCACCAAATGAATAAACGCCAACTGTGATTGAGCCGTCTGCGGTTGACTCTGCTCGCAATTGATACTGTGTTGATTCGTACCATGTGTAAGCATCTGGGTTGACAATAAGGATTGTGCCATCTCCGTCGCCACCATTTGTAGGATCGACGTAAAGGTTGAGTCCTGCAACGTTGCCAGTCAGCGATGTTGGAAGCGCTGAACCTGCTTGATTGCTTGGATTTGTAACCGCTGAGTAGATTGGTCGTCCGGCATCGTTCAATGTCATTAAGTTTGACCATTGACCAGTTGAGACGATCATGTTTCGTGCAAATGGATTTGCAAGGCCAGCGGTTGCACCATAAACGCTTGCTGCGCCACGGCCAATGATTCCAAGCAATTCTGTTGCGGTTGGATATGTTGCAACTGTTGTGGCGTCGGTTGTTGACCCTGAAATCAACAGACCATTGACGTAAGCGTTTTGAGCCTTAGCCATAGCTGCGACCATATTATTGAGCAATTCATTGTAAAAAACAGGGCTTGTGCGTGTGAACAGTTCGACGCTAAATTTTTGCTGACCCGCAAATTTCTTAACGTCAACTGATACAAATGCTGCATTCTGATCTGTGTCTGAAAATGCTGCATCTTCCGCTGTTACGGCGACTGTTGGTGCCGCGGTAATCTTTGGAATTTCAAAAGTCATACCAGCGTCCGGCAATGTGCCACGGCTGATTGCATCGATAGATGGACGGATTGTTGTTGATAGGCCATTAATTACCTGATCGAGTTGGCGTGTTGGTACGAGACCAGCATTGTCGGTTGTGTTGTCAGCTGCTAATACATACTGACGTGCTTCCTCGTCGCCTAGTGATGCCTTGATCTTGTTTTCAAGATACTTTACGGCGGTCATTTCAATTCTTGGCTTCGATGTGAAACCGCCAATTGATGTGGCTGCTGCGGTGATTGACTGTGCGGCTTCTACCGTCTCGACGGCTTCCGCTTGTGTGACGGTGTTTTCCACGTCGTCTCCTTCTATGGTTGGGTTATCTGCATCCTGATTGTCTGCAGAATCTTCGTTTTCTTCTTCCTTTGTTGCTGCGACGGACTCAACGCGCGCGCTACGGATAGCCGGCTCTGACGTTAATGCAACGCCAGTCAATTCACCTTTAATAATACGTACGGTGCCATCTTTAAGTGTTTCGTATTCGTCAAATGAAACTTCCACACTAAAACCGTCACGCATGCCGGTACTTGCTTCTACCAAACTGTCATTGCCCGCGGTCGTCTCAACGATTTTAAAAACGGCTTCAATTGAGTCGCCTTCTGGGGCTAAAGTCATTGAAAGTGTCGACCCAATTCTGCGTGTGCGATCATGCTCAAGATTAAGCAGCACAGGCTTTGGATTAATAGAACCTTTTGCAAATTGGACTTTGCCGATTGATGCATTGCCTGTCTCATCGAATGTCACAATGCGACCGCTGATTGTGCGGTTAACGCTATCGGTCGCCGTGATGGTCATAGGTGTAATAACTTTTTTCACAGTAGCATGTCCTCATCTTCGCGTATTTCCTCTACCGACATTGCGCCGATACGGTTAAGAATTTCGTAGACTTGCGCGCGCTCTAATGGATTACCACGCAAGAAATCGTCAACGTCAAATTTAACTTCCTGACCAGCTGGCACAAAGTCAGCAAAACTCATGCGCTGCTCTATCTGACTCATATAATTTCTAAATGCAAAATCCACAAGGTCGCGCCTCTTGTCTAAGGCGTTGGAATATGTAAATGTCGATTGCTGAGCATCTACAAAGTAAGCCGGTAGACCACATGCTCTTGCAAGCTCTAGCGCCACATAATTGCGCGCCTCGTTAAGCTGAATCGATTTAGGATCATAACCTAATGTTTCTAAAGTAACGTCAGCATTTAGAAATGCGGTCGACTTGCTTGCACGTGCGCTACGCCATGACGACAATAACTTTGCAACGCGATCGGCTGGCAATGATGTGCCATTTGATTTTAAAACCATTTGCGGAATTGGCTCATTAGCAAAATTCATTGCTGCTTTTTCCAATGCAGCTGCGGCCTTAATTGTCCGACCTGCGCGATAGAGTAAGCCTTCACCATCGCCAGCAAATACAACCAAATTATTTGGGTCTACAAATTTGCCGTCAACTTGATAGCTTACAATTTCATAACCAATGCCATCGGTTTGAATTGCAACGCGCTCAGGTGCTATGCGCTCCATTGCGCGAATTCTTCCTGTGTCTGCATAGCGATCCATAACGTATGCATACGCGCTCGGATGCAGGATGAGGTCTGAAATAATCCAACTCCAAAAAACAGAACCGGCAATGCGTGGGTCAGGCTGATTAATGACTCTAGGTGATTGAACTTTTTCGCCAGTAGCTACATTGCGCACGTGCATAGGCAATGAAGCGATGGTCTGTAAAATTCCAATAGATCGTGACACGGCTGGGATGCTTACCGCTTCCGCGCGGGTAGCTTGCATAATTCCCGCAAAGAAAAATGGCGACGTCTCTGTGTAATAAGGCGCGATGGATGCTTCAACGTCAATAGTCGCCTCGGATGCGGCTACCTTAGGAAATAACGTGTCGATGATACCCATGCCGTAAATTTTACGGCGCGTGTACCACTTACCCGACCATAATGTCTAGGTCTGTCTCTGGGCGTGTCGCAAAATGTGTAACGAGCGCGGTGGCAACGCTGGCACACACGGCGGTCGAGCTTGCGCGTCTACCAATGACCCAACCGCCATCCCCGCGACGTAGTTGAACGGCCGATAGCATTTGTGTCGTCAATTCTGGGTTTGGCTTGTAATGCAGGCGACCGCTATTGATTGCGCCCAGCATTTCATCGCAAGCCTGTGGGTAAGAAGCATCCATGTCAAAAATCGGGATGCCGGCAGGTGCAAGGCGCGACGCAACCGCCCCAGCGGTACGCCGTGAATAAAGTACGTATTCAATAGGAAATTTGCGGGCATAAACGGCTAGGTCGTTGGCAATTGCCTTGTCGTCTAGTTGAAGCGCGTTTTCCCATGTGTGCAGGAGCTTTACGCCAAAGGTTTCCTCGCCCAGCTTTTGAGCGCCGACCAATGCGGCAAATTTACGATCGGGTGATAAATCAATGCCCAGCCATGTCAGCTTTTCTTCATCTAGGTCAAATTCATTATCGCTACACGCCGCCCACTTTGAGGAATCGACGCAACTCTGAATTGATTGTACCCAACGGCATAGCACCTCCGTTTGCACTACGTCAGGTGGATCGTTGAACACGGCGCGGATATTGTCAGGGTGGATGCTGATTCCCAACGCCGGATTGGCGTACGCCGCATTTTCTATGGTCACTTCATCGCTAGGAGCCGACCATTCAAAATAGCCGATATCATCTTGAGCGCCACCGATTGATTGCATGGCTCTTTGCCTAAATTGGTTAAGCACGATGCTAGACGCATCGCCGGCGTTTGTGTAACTGATAATCATAGGATTTTTAGCCGCCATGAGCGTATAGCGCAACGACGCAAATGACTCAAGGTCTGTCATCTCGCGCAATTCGTCTAGGTGGATGGTCTCCGGCTTACTTACGCCACGCGCTGCCGACCCGCCTGCCTTGATTATGTATCGCGTACCTAAGTTGGTCTCAATTTCTTCCGATCCATGAGACCACCGGATGCGCTTAACTTGCTTTGCCAGATAGTCGCTTCCCTCAATCATGTGAACGAGCTGCCTAAATTGCTCCAATGATGTAGACAGGCGATGAGCTGAGCCGATTTGAAGCGATTCATCCCATAGGAAAAGACCGCCTAAGATTCTAAGCTGCATGACAAAACTTTTGCCATTTTGGCGGGCTACGGTGCAGACATTGACCGGACTTGCCCACCGGCCATTTGGCAAGACTTTATGACTATGCTCGATGAAAAATTTCTGCCACGGCATAAGCTCGATGCCGATCATAGAAGCCAAATCGATAAGTTCAAGGCCTTTTGACGGCAAATCGTTGAGCGGTGTGTGGATTCTAGGCTCTGAATGGCCATATATCGATTCTGTATCCCTACCCAAAACCGTTTGAGGGCTATTTGAGGCCTCTTTGAACCTATCTGTACCGTCTATGACCTTCTTGGGGCTATTCATGGCTTCTTGAGTCGTTTTGAGGGGTAAATAGAACAG